CCACCATAAGAAGAACCCATAGCTCCTGTAGCAGCGTTACCAAATGTATTAGCTGCTGTGCCATATAAATCTGATCCTCCCATTAAATCAAATGATCTAGCTTGAGCTAAATCTAAAGCTTGTTGACTCTGTGGTGCAAAAGGTATGACAGTAGATCCTGGGAAATATTGTGTACCAACATCGCTTTGGTAAATATTTTCTGCTTGTTGAAGTATATCTTGTAAGTACGGTTCTGTTGGTGCGTATGGATTTACTTCACCTGATGTTTGAGTTGTTCCTCCTCCAGATGACATATGTTATTCCTCCAATTTCTTTTCTAATAAATAGTGTGTTATTTTATATTGTTTATTTTTAAGTATGCGAGACCAACCTGGCCGAGCATACGTTTCTATATGAGTACATCCTTGTTTCTTTGCATAATCTTCCAAGACAGATATTTTATCTTGCCATTGTTTACGATTACTGCCAGTTACAATAAATATATTTAAGATAGTAGTATTTGTTCTTTTAAGAATTTTAGTAATAGTACAACCTTGATAGTTTATTTTCCTTTTAGGATTCCAAAGAACCCATAATTGCATTTCTCCTTTTAATAAGGAGTTAAATATATCATCAATATTATAATGATTACCTGAATATTTAAGTGCTGTATCTATAGAATCTTTAGCTACTGTAAAAACTTTTTGTATATTTTCTTTTGGAATAAATACAGGTACTGTCATTATGTAATTTCTAAATAGCTTGTAACAACGTGCAGTCTGTTTGCACTTGCAGCAGTTGCTTTTAATATATCATCTTCAATTAATACAAGTGTAGAGTTGTGTCCACCCATACCTTGTATAGTTGCTTTTGCACTTACTGCGGCATCTTTTAAAAACTGGAATGTATCATCACCATTAACTATGGTAAGTGAAATGCTATCATCATTATTTGAATCTTCACAAATAATTATAGACTTAACAATTACAGTAGATCCACTAGCAACAGTAATTAATGCTGTTGCATTAGTAGATGTTAAATCTACTTTTGAGTTTTTATATGTGTGAGCCATTTTTATCTAACGTATTTCTATAAAATTCATCTAAGGCATTGTGTTCGCAATTTTTACAATTACAATCTTCTATTGAACATTCTCCGCCATCACTACAATGACATTGATGTTCGCAATATTTACAATTTAAGTTAGGAACCACGCTGTTACCTCCTGATTTTCTACGTTATGATATCGTACTATTTGATTAAGAACATCTTCTACTACTAATTGAAATTCGTATTGTGCAAGTAATGATCCTTCTAACGAAAAAGCAGGATAGTTATAAACATATTCTAAATTTTGTTTACTAGCCATTAGAATCTTGATGTCCCGCCTGAACTTGTTTTAGAACCTGCTCCAGGATTATCTCCACCAGTCATACTGCCTTTACCAGATTGTTGTGCGCCAGAACCTCCTGCTGTTCCTGGTCCACCAGATTGTCCACCACCTATTTTTGCTTTAGAACCCCTACCTAGTTTAGTGACTGTATCCCAAGCTTTTTCATATGAGTCTATTTCTCCTTGTGTTATAGGTTCACTAGATGTTTGAATGCTAGGATCAGTAACTTTTTCATCATCACTACCCAATAAACTTTTAATAACACTTACTGGTCCTAATTTTTTTATTTGCTTAACTGAATTAGCTAACATAGCTTGCCAAGTATCTTTAAGATCTTCTGGAGATCTTACTCTTCCATACTGATCATAAGCTTGTCCATAAGGTAAATCGTCACTAAATGTAAATGTATCTCCAAGATTTCTATCAGCATAGTCACCACCAATTAGACCTTTGTAATCAGGGTTTTGATATTTTAATCTGTCTTGTATAAACTGATTTTGAATATTACCCATACCAAATGGACCTTCACCTAACGGACTTCCTCGACCTTGACCATATATTTCTTCAGCAGTTGCTCCACCTGTTATAGGTAATCCAGTTATAGGATCTTCAGGTATTACTCCTGCATAACCAGGGTCTCCATAATCTACAGTACGATCATAAATAGGATAAGCAGAAGTAGCTGTACCACCTTCTCCTATTAAACCGCCTTGTACTGATTGACCTGGCATACCAAATACAAGATTACCTTTAGCATCTGTTGTCCATTGATTTTGAGGAATGTCTCCAAGATATGTAACTTGTGATGGATCAAGAACTTGTGAATATGTTCTATCATTAAATTCATCTAAGAGTGAACGAACAGCAGATGGATTGCTTCCACTTAAATTACCATAGTTCATATTTTTATATCTTGATACTAATTCATCAAATTGTGACATTATCTATAACCTTCTTTAATTGCTTCTATATCTATACCTTGTGCATCTGACCAAGTGGTTCCCGCTGGTATTGATAGATTAAATTTAAAATATCTTGCTGACTTATGGAATGGTAATGTTCCAGTTGCGTGCATACTTGCTGCACTTGTAGTAGAAACAGAATCAGCAACTCTATTTCTAAAACTAAGTGAACCAGTAGCAGATGTAGTATCTACTATAGGTCTTACGTGTGTAACTAAAGATCTTTTTTGTGGATACAATTCTTGTTCTGAAGTTCCTATTTCAGCTTTTAAATTATCACCACCAAATGATCCTAGTTTATGATCTGTATTAAATGCACCTATAGATCTAAGGCCACCCATAAATACAGCACTATCTAGAGATACTGTAATAGCATCTATGTCATCTGTGCCTGATGCTGGGTAATCATCTAATTCTTCTAATGTAAAACCAGGAGATAAATAATCCATAATAATTTCGTGATCTACTTCTACTAATGACCAACGATTACTTGCAATATGAAAAATTAAAATCTTATCATTTTGTGTAGTTGAATTTGTACCAGTAGCTGAAGGATAAGACCACATTACTAATTTGTTTTCGTGGTCGTAAGCAGCTCTAACTCTTTCTCTTAATGATGATTTTAAATCATTATAGAAAAAACGATCTACTTTATTAGCGCCTATAGATTTAGAAGCAGAACCATCAGTAACATAAAAACCATCTTCAGATAAAAAGTATACAAGATTACCTACTTGTATTACATTCTTACCTTGTACAGCTCCTCTATTTTCTTCTATTCTTCTAAACTGAAATACAACATTACCGCCACGATAATCCATACGAGTAATACGATCTTCTTGGAATATTAATCCATACTGTCCACCAGTAATTCCAGTAACAACGCCCCCTTCAGGAAGCACTTCTGAATCAGATTGATTTGTTCCTGCTGTCCAAGATGTTGCACTATTAAATGCAGACCATTGAACTTTGTTTTGTGCAGCTGCTTGAAAGCCTGTAACTATAAAATTACCTACAACGGCAGCGTGTCTAAATGCAGGAGGTGAACCACCTAATGCAGCAAAGTCTGATGAGCTATCTAAAGTCCAAGCTTGTGGTGCGTCATCACCATTAAAGGCAATAACCACTTCTCCAAATCTTATGAAATCCCAATATGATTCTGAAGAAAAACTAAAAGTAGTTCCCCCACTTTCATCAACAAAAGCATTAGATGTTAGTTTATATAATTTAGTAGCATCACCAGCAAATATACTAACTGTACCACTATCAGATTTAAATGATTTACCACCTTGGCATCTTGCTGTTAATGCATTACTTGATGTAACCGCTATGTTTTTAAAAGGTCTATAGCTATTGGCAGCAGGGAATACATTCTTAGCTTCTGTCGCTCCAGGATTCATATGATCTGGTAGGTCTGGTAACCATTCTGCAAAAGGAACTTGCATTATACGTTATCGTAATTATTAATATTAATACCTGATCTTTGTACTAAAGGTGATCCATTGTATTTATCTTTAGCATCAGCTTCTTCAACTTGTTTTAATGCAGCTTCGTATTGGCTTTTAAATTGTACTACACTTTGTTGATCCATACCTCTTAAAAATGTAGATCCAAAATATAACGCACCATATAGATAAACATCAGGATGATTAGTTAAAATATGATTAGTAGTTGTTGAAGAATCTATTGCATCAAAAGCTTTATAGTAAGTTAATCTTGCAGTATATGTAGAGTCAGGACTAGGACTTAATCTAAAATTAGTTCCTTCTATTGAATAAGCTCTAGGTTGTCCTGAAGTATCAGATCCTCTTATATCTGTTTGGTGAAAAGGAGTCATTAATACTAAAGCACTATCAGGTTCTGGACTTGTTAATATAAAACTTCTAACTTGTAAAAAGCCTGTAGGTAAACTTTCTGTTTCACTATCAACAGTAAAAGAAGTATCAACTGTTTCCATAGATCTTATTCTTAATCTACGATTAAAGTCTGCTTCTGTTAAATCTATAAAATCATCTATTTCAGAAGTAAGATCATCTCTTGCTAAGAAGTTTGCTATAGCAGTTTTTAAGTTTGCGTAATTATTTAAAGCCATTATAATTTTTTATCTCCTGTTCTAAAGAACATAAATTCATTACTGTTTATCATTTGCTTGACTAAATCTTTTTGTTGTTCGTTATCAAGTTTATAAAAGTTTGAATGACCAAATTTTTCTTTGGTTTTTAACTTTAAAGCAATCACAGGTATTTGTGCTATTCTTTGAAAGTCACCTTTTTGTGCTTCAGGAATATGATTGCGAAAGATTTTGTTTTGTTCAAGTATAGGTGTAGCATCTTGCCTACTTCTTACTACAAGTTTTCTTGTACCTCTGTCTATATGTATTTGTTGATTAGGATTATATATATCTTCCATATTACAGCTCCGTTGTATCTACATCGTAAGCGTCTATTAAGACTCTCCATCCATAAGTTGAACTCATATATACAAGACCAATGCCTGTATTTTCTGTAGTTAATGTAAGGTCTGCTGTCAGTCCTTGTATTTTTAATGAGTTTCTAGCTACTGTTAAATTAGCAGAATCAAAATTTGCAGCACTATCAAGTATATGAATTTCATCCCCAACTGCAGGTGAAGCAGGTAATGTAATTGTAAATGCAGCAGTTGTTGCTGTATCAGCAAGTATTCTGTCTCCTGCTACTGCTGTGTATGCAGAGGTTTTAACAGTCCATCTTTTTAATGCACCGTTTAATGCACCAGTAGTTGTGATTGAATCAATATATGCATCCTTAAAGTACAAAGAGGAAGTACCTAAGTCTACATCTGAATCTGTAATTGGTCCAAGTACACCATTAGATAAACTTACTTGTTCATCACCAGCAGCAACAAAAGCAAATGAATCTGATGCGTGTTTGTAAACAATACCACCAACGTTAGATGCAGCATTATCTCCAAAGTCAATTAAACCTATGTTATTAGCACTACCGACAATTTGTATACCTGGTCTATTATCATCTTCAAATACAGCACATTGAGTAGTTGCATATACTGGACTTGATGCTTCATCATTTACAACGTGAAGTCTTAATGCAGGACTATCAAAGTTAATACCTACTTTATCTTCACTACCATCAACAAATAATAAGTTAATTTTAGTATCACCTTCAAATCTTGTGTCTACTGAATCACCATCTTCATTAAAGACAGTTCCTGTAAATAGATCTGTTACCGTTATTTTTTTAGTGGCAGTTGCACTTGTATCTACAATAGGTAGTACGTCAGCAGCAGCAGCAGAAGTTAATGCTGTCAATTCACTAATCTTACTATCAGCCATTTTTAATCCTCTTTCTTAAAATTTTTGTTCTTTGTTTGTTCTTAGTTTGTTGTTGAGAAGATTTCTCTTTCTCTTTTAATATCTGTACAAGTTCTTTATAGGTTGTGGTATTTGGTATCATTTACCTTGACCCCTATATTTTTTAAAATCTTTTTTTTTACTTTTGTTCATTGAACTAGTTTTAGGATTACGACCTATAGAAGTTCCGTGATATATAGATTCGTGAGCTGTATTTGTATTCCATCTTTTCACCACTAGTTTGCAATAGGAGTATCAGTTTCATAAGAAACACCTACACCTTGTTCAAGTATAATATTGTCTCCACCTTCTTTTAAAAGGTATGTTAGATCTTCTAGTAATGTGGAGTCATTAGGCACATCTGTCCTACGATTTCTGTAACGATCCTGGCTACGAATTGATATAAATGGTGATCTCATTATTGAGTAAGTTCAGTTACTCTTGCTGTTCCAGTAGTAGAACCAACTCTTAAAAATGCAACTTTAGTTGATGGTGTTACTTTAAAATATTCTACAGTAAATGCAGGTACTATAATAGAAGTAGAAGCAGCAGTTGGAGATGAAGCATTCATTTCTACATAAGCGTCTACAGTTGTAACAATTCTTATCTCATTTGTTTGTGCGCCTACTGCATTACTTGAAGCAGCAGAAGATGCACCTACAGCTACAGTTTGTGTAGTGTCTACTTTAAATGTTGTTGGAGCTTTATTCATATTTTATCCTTAAATAAAAGGTGGGGAGCCGAAGCTCCCTCACCTAATTAGTCTTATTGTTCGATGTCTAGAATGATACCGTGTGCGGCTTCATTTCTCATCTCAAGAGTGTACTCAACTAAAAGTTGTTTCTTTTCAGAGTCACCAGTTTTGGCAAGATCCTGAATTTGGAAGTCTCTTAGGTAAGCAGTAGCCATCATATCACGCTGAATAAGGAATACATCCTTAGCATCAGTCGTAGCCATAACTCTATTTGGAACTACTTTTACGTCTCCAAAATCTGAGCTATATACATCAATAGCTGCAAACTCTGTTTTTGATTCGGCTGGACCGAAACGAGTTGTGTTTGCATTTAAACCAGATATTACTTGTTTAACTGATGGTGGACATACTAACATATCCATATCACCACCTGATACATAAACCTCTTTAATAACGGTTTTTAAAATCGCTTCAGTTAAGGCTCTGTCTGTACCTGAACCAGGTAAGTCAGTACCAGAACCAGTTGATAAAGTACCACTTGTTCCTGCATCACCGTTAGTTTTTAACCAAGTAGGAATAGATCCTAACTCTCTAGCAGCAGTTGCAGAACCAACAGCCTGAACATTAGGTTCGATTATATCGAACTCCATATCCTTCTTTAGTTCTTTTGATTTTTTAGCAATCTGATATGCCATCTCATCAGCACGCCCAGCTGCGTCAACAGCTCCTTGCGTACCAGAAACAGCAATCACTTTGTCAGAAATTTGACAATAGTTGAAAGCTCTAGTTGTTGCAGACATAGCATCAATAGTTGCATCATCACCTTCAATAACTGCGTTAGTTGCAGGTGTAGCTAATGCGTCTAGTTGCCATTCGTGCTTAGTTGATTTTGCTGCAGTTCTAGGAATTG